CTTGTTGCGCAGGGGAGTACGCTTGATCCAACATCTTTTGGGTGTCTGCGAACCTAACCCCCGCAGCTTCAAGCCCTTTGCTGGCAAGCCCCAGCGTAGGAATATCAAGTACCCCAGCCGCCGCTTCGGGCAACCCAACCACAGCCTTTAGCGCCGTAACGCCAACGTCATTAGCAACATCCCCCCATGTTTTTCTTTTGGGTTTTTCTGGGTTTTTATGGGTATACACCGCCCACTGCCATGCGGTGTTTTCGTCTGGCGCGTCTACTTCATAAGAAGAACCCTGAACGTCTACTGCATACTTAGGCATGGGTTACCCACCTATACGTTTAACGGCCCCTACGGGAGGAACATTTGGGGGACCCCCACCTCCATCACCCGGCATAAATTCTCTCATTTTGTCTTGGACTTGTTGGGGAGTAGCTTTCCGACCTACTGGAGAACCAAGCCAGCTATTAAAAGCAGCTTGTGCCATAGCGTATTCGCCCTTGGTGTCCGCTTGGTTGGGTTTCAACCTATCTATAATGTTTGAGTATTTCTCATTAATTGCTTTTAGTTGTTCAGGAGTTTTAGCAGCGTTTACTTCCATAAGCATCTGTTGAGAAAGATCAAAATGACTGGCTGCAAGCATCTTGTTGTGCAGTTTTTGTACCTCAAGAGCGTTTGTATTCCTATCCCTAGCGATCTGTTCCTGAGATATATTTTGTTCTCTAGCCGCTCTGAGCGTGCTGTCGGAGGAGTAGATATGCGTAAGGTTAGTCATGGCCTTATCCAAGGACTCTTGCGCTGTCTTACTAGCAGTAGTACCAACACCATACAGTTCTTTTTGCGTGGCTTGTTGTTTATCGTACTCGGCTTTACTCAACCCCGTGAGGCCACTCAATGCATCCATACGTTTGGCCTCAGCTTCGTTCTCAAGATTCGTTATGTTCCCGGCACCTTGAGCCCCCGCCATAGTCCACGTCTGACCCCCGACAGGAGCTACATTTGCAAACGCACGGAGCTTCTCATATACGTCTGGTTCTTTAGTTGACCTTGCTACAAGCGCCTTACGTTGCGCAGCCATGTCGTCGGCAAGTTGTTGTGCCAGCTTAGGGTCAACGGCCGTAAGCTTCTTATACGCTTCACGTTCTCTTTTTGCCGCATCTTCTGGGCTATTTTCCGCTTGTTTCTTAAGGTGTTCGGCTAAAAGCGCACCAAGTCCTTCTGGAGCCGCTGTTTTTGGGGGGATTGCGGCTGGCATGGGAGGAGCCGTAACTTGTTCTTCAGGAGCTTTAATAGCGCCCATATCTCCATTGCCACCGGCCCCTTGTTCAAACGCAATAATTCCACCAGATGCCATTGCTTGAGGTTCAGCAGCTTGGTTAGCCCCGGGAGCAGCGGCTATTCCACCCCCCATAGGAGACGGTTGACCTTGCGGCTGCGCCGACTGTTGCCCAGATTGTTTGATGCCCCCAGAAAGTTTATCCACAAGTTCTTTTTTAGTGGCTTCCATGTTCTGAGCGTCAAGCTGTTCTACTACAGTCCCGCTATTCTTTGGGTCTATGGCGGCTAAAATCTTTTCCCGCGCCGCCGCTTCGTCTTGCTTTACTTTGAGTGCGGCTATCTTAGCAAGCGCATCAATGAGCTTAGGGTCAAGTTGCCCCGGTTGCGAAGATTGCTGTGGAGGTTTTTGAGCGCCAACTTGGGGCATTTGAGGGCCACCACCTAAAGCGGGGCTACCGCCCATACCGCCCATGATTGAGGCAATACCACCTTGACTTGGTTGACCGTTCATAGTTATTCCTTATTTGCCAGCAGCGGTAGTAGCGGTTTTAGCTGCCGGGAACAGCGTGTCATACAATTGGGCTATCGTACCTGCCCCACCCGCTATTGAATTTAGTAAGCTTTGCGGCTGATAGGTATTTGCCTGTGACTGAACAGGAAGCTGCGACAACAAAGATTGTTGAAAACCAACTTTCTTATACGGGTCTTGTTTTTCTTCCTCAAACTGCGCTTTGTCAGCGGTAATGCCCTCTTGCGTAATACCCCGTTGCATCCCACCAAGTTCAGCCTGTTTACTCAACGCTTGTAACCCATAGGCATTGTTTGCAGATTGAGCCTCAAGACCACGCCCTTGCTCTGTATTAAACTGCGCCATAGCTTTGTCAAAAGCAGTTTGATACCCTTGACCTATGGTTTTGTTTTGTTCTTGTAACAGATTACGGTTAGCTTCGCTACTCATCAACGCTTGACGGGAACCGCCATACCCACCGGCTTGAGTCAATTTAGCCATGTTGGGCTGCAAGTTCAACTGAGACTGACGACGCATCTCTTCCATTTGCGGATTAAGGGCAGCGGAGAGGTAGGGGTTCATGTAGTTTTGCGCTTGATCAGCCGTGAAGGTCTGCGGAGTGAATGCACCCATCTGCGAGGTAGGGGCTTTTAGCCCAGCGGAAGCATCAAAAGCAGCGGTTTGACCAGCAGACGCACCGGCAGTTAGAGGGCCACTATAGCTTTGATACGGGGTATCCGAAAGTGCTTGCCCTTTGCCTAACATGTTTGTAACGTAGTCCCCCGCCCAGTTTGACAGATTTGATTCTTTTCCAATAATATTGGGGGGGTCTTGAACTAAACTACCTGTAGTTCCAGCAAAAGTAGCAATACCCCCTTCCGCATAGCCAACCGCCCCTCCCGGCAAAAACTTATCAGGGTTAATCCTTTTACCTTGTTTGGTTGTACCAGTACGCGCCTTACGGATTTTGTCCATCATGCTATACAACCGATTGGCTCCAGACTCTGAATTCCCGTTACCTAGATGGCTAACCACGTCAGCCGGAATCACAAATTCCCCGTGGCTCAACCTAGCTTCCTGATTGCCATCAATATTAGCAGGGAGTTTATCCGCCATACCATCGGTTGAACCAGCCAAATAACGCCCTTTAGCCAATGCAGTTATACCACCAGACGCAAGTGGGACAGCGGGTTGAACCGCTGGGTTAGCCGCGTTTTGAGCGGCAAAAGTTTGGGCTTGCGCTTGAGTAGCCGTTTGAGCGGAGGGTACGCTTGAAGCAGGGGCGTATAGGAGGTCGGAAAAATAACGCTGCCCCGAGCTACCCGGACGGCGGGTAGGATCATTAGTTCCCGCAACCTGTTGTTGCACTGCGGTAAGCTGCGGAATTTTTCCTTGATACCCCGTGAGAGGTGTAGGATTGCTTTGGTTCTTTAAGCTGGTAGCCAAACCAGCAACACCACCCCCTGCCGCAGCCAGAGCTTTCCAATCTACAGTCCCATCAGTTTTAGTAAACGCGCCTTTAATGGCGTTCCAAGCTTGGGCGGGTAAACTTTTTTGAAGCTCAGTAACCTGTGCTCCAGTACTGGTCGGGCCGGTAGCTTTCGCGTCAGGTTCCCCTCCGGAAGACCCAACCCGTGCTCCAGTACCTCCAGCCGTACTGGTTGAGCCGGTAGCTTCCCCGCTTGTATCTATTATGTTGGCATTGCGGTCTATAACTAAAGAAGGGTCTTCGTAATTAGTGTAGTACCCCGTCGCTTCGTCATATTTATACCCCGGATACAGGGTAGCAGGGTCTCCGTTAGAAGTCGCTGTAGACGCGCCACCATCTTCGTAATAAGTTGTAATATCGCCGGACTTTGGGTCGGTAACAACGTCGTCCTGCCATACATAACTATAGTTACCATCTTCATCTGCGACATATTCGTAGCTCATAATTAGCTCCTTAACATCCTAAGTAATTCTTCGTTTACAGCAGACACACTGCCGCCGGTGAAGTAATCGGATTGTGTAGCGTTGACATAGTCATCAGCACCAAGAATATCTTTATCCCAGTCGTAGGGCGTTATTTTAGCAAGTTGCTGCGGCTGCTGCGGCGGTGGTTGTTGTGGTTGTTCCCCTAGCAGTAACCCCATTAAAAGGGAATTTTGCTGGTTTTGTTGCGTCTGATCCGCAGTACCCGCAGGGGTTGTAGCACCGGGAGTTGTAGCACCGGGAGTTGTAGCACCGGGAGTTGTAGCACCGGGAGTTGTAGAACCGGGAGTGGTTGCACTAGCTTTACCGGTTGGCGGGGCAATAATAGGTTTGCCGGTGGAGGAGGTAGTAATAGGTTTTACAGCGTTTTTTACGCCCCCCAACACCGCAGTGCCAAGCTTCCCCGCAATACCGCTTTTTCCTGAAGCACTTCCAGCTCCCCCAGCACTTGTATACTCATCTGATGCTTCAGTTGAGCCAATGGGGTTCATATCAGCATCTACAGTAATAGTGCTGCCGTCATCATAAGTATAGGTGTAGGTGCCGTTATTATTGGCAACGTACCCAGCATCGGTTAACGCGCCAACAGAGTTAGTAGCGTCAGATGCCTCAGTCGAACCAATGGGGTTCATATTCGCGTCTACGGTAATAGTGCTGCCATCATCGTAGGTATAGGTATAGGAGCCGTTACCAGTATTAGCGTATCCAGCATTAGTTAAATTAGCGTCAACAATTGTGTTGGTAGCGTCGTTTATACCCGCTTCAACACCGTTAAAAGCCCCGCTATTCACCTTATCCAAAACAGCAGAACTAAATAGTTTTGTTGGATCAACGTCTCCAGTCGTTACCGCCTGATTAACGGCTCTGGTAATAGTGGGAATCAAATCCGCCGAAATATTGTTTTCTTTTAATATGCTGGCGATTCTGGGGTTCAACTCATTAGATACCGCGCTAGTTAGTAAAGCGTTAGGGTCTATAGACCCGTTGCGGACCTCTTGTACAATTGCGTTGGCTATAGTGCTAGAAATAGTGGAGTTAACACCCTCCAAAGTAAGTAGTTTGGCAACACTTCCACCCAACATAGAAAACGCACCGCCGGTTATAGCAGCCTCAAACGGATCGCCCTTACCGGACATGACTGCATTTAACCCGCTAGTAAGGGCAGTTTTTGTTGCGCTACTCGCCGAGGAAGCTAACGCAGCGGCTTGTTCTGCTGACATACCTACTGCTTTAGCCGCGTCGATAATACTTGTGGATATTTCAGAAACCCCTGACGATACTGCTTCACTACCTGATATTGCCCCGGCAGCGTAAGCAAAAGCAGCGGCTTTTGCAGCGGCTTCAACGTCACCCCTATTATTTACAAATTCAACCGCTGCGGGGCCTATTACGGGGAAGAATACGTTGGATACAACATCAAGTATTGGCGCGAAGTCTCCAAAAACGGTTCCGGTATCTTTTTGTTGCTCGTTCCACTTGTCAGTTTGCCCTTGATTGAAGGCTTGAACGGCGGGAACTTTATCTATCTGCGCCGCACCGCTAGTGGCATAATCTGGCGCACCAGCAGCCTGTACTGCCTTGTTCATAAGGTCAGTCAAGCTTTCAGTCGATGAGTAGTTGCCAAACTTACCCATCTGAGTTTGATTCATTCGATCAAACGTCTCTGGCGTGAATAACGTGTCGTTTGGGTTGGCGTTCTCTAACGCTTGCAGCATTGCGCCAAGAGGACCGGCGTAGCCACTCGGACCCCGCGCCCGTATCATGTCTTCTATAGAAGCATTGGGGGCTAGGTAAGTAGAGTAGCGATACCCATCTTCCGCGTTTGGGTCAAGAACAGCAGATGTCCAACGTGCTGGTACTTGTATTTCTCCAGCCCCTTGACCATTATCATCACCAGTAGAAAGTATTGGAGGGGTGTATAAGACCAGATTCCCACTTTGGTCGGTGTAGTTATAGACGTCTCCCGTATAGTGGGAAACGCCATCTTCGTCCGTCCAATACTGCCCCGGCGTGGTCGTGGCGTTTATTCCAACAGGAATATTAGTGGGAAGAGCCATATCAAGCTCCCTGTAACGCTGAAACAAAGCTCAAAGTGGCAATTACAGACGCAGTTGTTGGACGGGTAGGGCTAGTTCCAACTGCGTAAGTTTGAAGAGATACCCCCGTATTATCTGTAGACCACCACAGCGCAACATACTGGTTAGCCTGTAACTCAACAAAGTAGTTCCACGCGGCTATGGTGTGAAAGTAGTTACCGGCACTGTACCGAGGACTCATACCCACAATACTATTTGACCCCACCACATCCGTGCCATTTATCCGTATCCAAACGCTGACATCGTGGGAGGCGTTATCTGTGTTTTCAAACTGCCCAGAAAACTGAAGGTTGTATATACCCGCTGCGGTTACGGTAATATTAGAGTTACTTACAACAGACACGCCGTTTGAATAGTCTGTGACGTTAAACGTCATTGCGGTTGCGGTATTTACTACGGCGGTCTGGTCAACGCTGGATTGAAAAGCCCCGTATGGATACTGAATATTGGCCCCGCCGTTGACACTTAGTATGGCGTTTAAACTAGAAGTTAGCCGATTGAAAAACAACCTCAACACATTGTTGCTTTGGTCTTGGTAGGTACGAGCGTACTCCTCCGTTGCTTGTGGCAGCGCTGGGGGTTCTACTTTGCGGATGTAGTTTGAGGTTGTGGTCATCTGCGACCATCCGGCCTGATGTCCAAACGAGGCGAACCCAACTGCCACTGCACACCCAAAGCCGTTGACCGAACCTCCATCACCAACTGCCTACCCCTGACGCGAGTATTAATCTGACCAGTAAAGGCTTCAATTGGTAAAACTGCGGTGCGAGTAACAGACGCTGCCCCGCTTGGTGTAGTTGAACCGCCTACAGATGCTGGACTGTTGTACCCAGAACCCGAGTTCTGCATGGGCTTAAGATACATTGTCACACTAGGCGAAGTAGCCGTAGACCCACGGAACGTAATATCAGGCAAAACGCGCCAGACAAAACCAAACTTATATCCGTCATCAATATCAAACTCAGAAGACGAGATATAAGATTCTATGGCTACAGGCGTTCCAGTGGTGTCATTATCCAATCCAAACTCGTGATCCACCAAGTTGTTATCGTAAGTAGCAGCAAGTGGGTAATCCCGAATTCCAGAATCCAGCCAAGCAGTCCTGCCCATTGTGCCGTAGTACCACGCACCTGCGCCTTGATTTTCGATGTAGTTATATATTACATACCGATCTAC